ACCGCTGGCTCATCGACCATTATCGCATCGACGGCAACACCCAGCTTCAGTCGACATGGGATGACCTGAGCCTCCATGTCCGGCACATGTACACGAACTACCAAGGTGTCGAGATGCAGGTTAGGCCGTACCTGATCGACACTTCGTATATCCCGGAGAAGGTCAAACCGTGGATCAGGACGCAGAACCAGCTCATTGTCATGGGCGTCGACCCTATGGCCGACAAGCCCAATCCTGTCAGGATCGACACCCAAGCTGACCCGACACCTCATGGAGGTCAGAAGAAGTCGACCGTCGGCGGCCTCAAGATGATCTTCCTTGACGTCTCCTATTTCAAAGCGGAGTTGATGGGCGCTTTGTCGATACCGGAACCGGAGGCACATACCCACGCCCCTATGGACTGGGTGCATATGCCCCTCCACGGTGGCAGCTTCACAAAGGAAATCGCCCAGCAGCTCGTGTCTGAGCAGAAGGTCATTCATCGCGACAAGAACGGATCGATCCGAAAAATCACATGGGATCGTATCGACGGCCGCCGTGCCGAGGTCTTGGACGACCATAACT